TGCGAAAAGCAAGTGGAGACAAACCGGGTGGTTTCGTAAGAACCAAATTAAAGTAAGAGCAAACAACTATGTAGCTCCTAAGACTTACGCTCTCGCAGCATAAGTTCTTTGGGTATATTTCGGGGTGCCTAGAAACAGAAGAGAGTCTACGGACTCTCACCCGAAACATTTTAATTTGCTAATGGATTGTCAAGTGCTTCTTGAATCTTAGCAGATAATCTATCATCAAGTTCTTTTATTTTTCTGTCAGTATCAGAGTATAGACGGTCCCGTTTGTTATCAAAACGAATGTCTGCTTCGTCTACCATTTCCCTGACTTCTTTTTCACTTTCTCGCATATCATCTTCTAGTCTGTCCACTAGTGTTTCAATGCGAGTAACATCATCTTTTAAATCATTTTTAATCTGTCTAGCATAGTCAGTTGCTTGAATAACTGAGTCTTCTGTGCTAACCATTTTCTGTTCAATTACAGAAATCTGTTCTTGAAATCCGCTGAGATCAGGTGCGACATATTCTTGGATCATTTCTTTCATATCCATATAGTCTTTGTAGATTTCAAAGCCACCATAGAGACCGCCTACTAATGTAGACAGACCCATAGCAACTGCTACCATCTTGCCACCTTTAAACTTAATCCCAGCGAATTCAATTTCTGCCATTTTAGTCCTCGATAGCTTTCTTGTTTAACTGCTTTGCAGTAATGAATCCTGCAACAAAAGCGATAGCCATGCTACCTACTAAGAGTGCAGAGTGCCACAAAATAAACATCATTTTTTCATTCCTTCTAATCCTTCCTTTGCATAGAATGCAGCAACGATTGCTGCTACCGATACAAAGTATGTTGGTGCAATATCTTTGAGTAGACCAGAAGCAGTCTCTTGCCCAATGATAGATGCAATAATAATAGCAAAAGGATAGAGAAGCATGCCGCCTAGTGCAAACCATGCCATACCTCTTTGAGCATCTTGCTTCTTATCGTCATTCTCGATTTGAAGCATTCGCTCTGCTTTTGCCATTTCTTCGTCTGTTACAATGCCGTCACCGTCTTCATCAAATTGATTGTAGATAGAGTCTTTCTGTAACGTCTTACCCACCTAAACCTCCTACACCTTCAAATGCCGATGTAAGCGATGGACCGAATGATGCTGCTGCCCATAACATAAGTGCAATAGCACCTACACCAATAACAACCCATTTCATCTTCATGTCATCAACAGACATTTTAATTCCAATAAGTTCATTACTTAATACACGAAGAGAAATCTCCATCTTACCTTCAGGCATATCAATAGGTTGTTGTGGTGCCTGAACTTTCTTTTCTTCTTCAGCCATTAATTTAATCCTTCATCTAAAATATCTTCTAAAATAACTACACCTTTTGCTACCAGTCTTTCTCTGTTAGAAAGGTGTAATGCATGAATATCATCTTTACTTTGACCATGATACGGAACAGCATGACCTTCATCAATCATAACTTCAGTCAGCAGTTTACCTTCAGACTCAATAAAGAAGTCTCCAAGAATTCTACCAAACTTACCTTTCATATCTTCTCCGTCTTTTGCAGCAAATGTTTTAAGAACAACATTCTTTTCTAACATCGACTTAACACGGTCTTTTGCTGCAAGACCGAATAACTTTTCGACCTTATCTCTGGTTCTAGACTCTGGCGTATCAATACCCATAATACGAACACGTTCATCACGCAGCCATACTCCAAATCCTAGATCAATATCGACATCTACTGTGTCTCCATCAACCACTTTAACTAAATTCGCTCTATACTCGTACACTTTAATTCTCCTACTGAAACGCTAATGCTCTCAGTTGTTGCAATTCTTGTTCTAATCGCATCACTTCCAACTGTTTCTTGCGCAGTTCGAGTTCATAAAGTCTATTACAGTCAACTCTTGACTTGGGTTTTTGACCTAAAGGAATAACAATACGGGCAAAGATACCAACATCTCCAACCCTTGAGTCTACATAACCATCAAGAGGATCAGTGTATCCTCTGCCAATAATGCCAGTTACGCCAAATTCTAAATTTGTAGCGGAACCAATTGCATTAGAACAATCTAAATCACCTGCTTTGAACCTATCATTCTGATAACTTCCGGGTGCTGTAGGCAGGGACAAGTTTAGTGAGCTAGATTGACCAAATGCAACAGTAGAATAAAGTAGCACCATTATAAGTGCTAATAAGAAAAGTCTAACATATCCATAATTAATCATTGATTACACCCTTGAGCATATTCTAGAATCGACGCCAGAAGACGTAGCATCTCTTTCTAGTATCTTTGAAGTTGTGCAGATATATTCTACTCTATTACAGTCTGCTTCTCTTAAGTAAATCTCTACACTCTGTCTTTCAAGGTATTCAACATTGATTAATTTTTGAGTAGAAGCAAACGGCACAGGGTTCCAGTCTTTATCCAGAACACTGACTTCATAGTAGGATATATCTTTACGTCGATTGAAAATAGTCATAGTAGTCACAGCAATCTTATCCATAAAAGATGGTTTGAACTGTGGATAAGAAGGTGTCCATTCATGACTATAGGCGGCAGTAGCTGTAAGTAATGCTACTACCGCTGCGATAAATGTTTTCATTATTTTGCAATACACTCCGCAACTACATTAGCAGAGTATTGACCACCGGGAAGTGCCTTACCGAAACCGTATTCAACGGTAGACTCAACCTGAAACCAAGTTGATCCTGCAACAGTTAAATCATATTCTGTTACATTCTCATACTCAACCTTTGCTGCTTCATAACCTGCCATACCAGCATCAGATGTATTGGATACAGTTACTTCACCGTCCCATACTACTGAGTCTGTTAAGGAAGGTGCAGATGCAAAGGAATTAGGCCAAGATACTTTAGCAAGAAATTCGTCTGCTGAAGTTACTGCATATCTTACAACAGGATATACACCACCATCAGAAGGAATTGTGCTAAGTGCATCAGGTGTAGGGTTGCCATAGACGCCAGAAACGTCTGTGTAGATTGAACATTTAGATGATACGTTACCTGTAATTGGAACGCTTTCTGCGTGAGCTACAACTGCACCTAAACCGATGATAGCAGCCGCCGTAATGATTCTGAACATTTCTTTCTCCGTTATTGTTCGTTATCATATTGTGAGCGCACCATTGTGTAGTGTTTGGCATCTGTTGCCAACTGTCTCAAAGCTCTGTTATTATCTGGCAATTGTGTATCGTCTTGTATTACATGCTTATCAGGATATTCATTCAGTCCCTGATTATACACCGTGTTATAATATGGATTTAATAAAGGAACATTAGCAATTTGGTCTAATCTACCTTTCTCTTGGTCTACATCAATTAGACCATCCATACTTAAATCTGTCCTAAGACTTGCTTCAAGTTCATCATCTTCTTCAATGACAATTTCTTCAACTTCTACTACTACTGCTTTTTTAGATTCCTGTATTGCTAACCATTCTTCATAGTATTCATTGTCAGGATCAAGAGTATCTAACGTAGACAAATATTTATATAAATCAGTTATAAAATTAGGGCATAGTGGGTTTAAGAACGAATTTGTGCAGATAATGTCAGGCTCTGTAATGTCCATTCGGTAGTTGTAAATCATAGAAGGATCAGAGATAGTTCCGTTACCTTCTACTTCCATACTACCATCACCCCATTGTTCTGATGGGATAGGATTGAATCTAAAATACTTTTGAATTGAGTTTCCCGGCACTCCTGTCCAGTCATCTACCTCTTCAAAGATATACCCACCATTAACAGGGTCTGCATTGCGCACATAGACTTTAGCAGCATCTTCAGGGTTCTTTGACATAACATAATAGTATGTCAACCCATTGACTTGTAAAGAAACATTAGGAGCAGAACTATCAGGCAGCACGCCAGTCATAGACCAATTTAGTCCATTGACTGCTGCATTGTTAGTTACTCCATATATACTATCCGCCCAAGAGTATTGCGAGAATACCGACAACGATAGCACCACCGATAAGAGTGGTCCGTGTATCCGAGTCAACATTAAAACCTCTATTGCTTTGTGCATCCGGTCTGACATACTGATTTGCAGGGTCATTCCAAGCATCTTTAGCTTGGTCACCAATTAATCCATCAATAGGGCAGGGAGTTCCTGCATCCATCATAGCCTGAAATACTCTAGGGTCTTGGCACATAACAGATACCGCAGCGACCTTCATTCCCATATTATACAACTGTGTAGCGTTCTTAAGTTTCTCACAGTTCATGTCTCTTACTGTAGAACCAGCAGAGATACCAAGAATCTGTGTCTGAACTGCACCTGACACTCCAATAGTGCAAATGTCAGAGTTTGTTGTATTAATGGTAGGTGCGATAGCAGAGGGAGGCGCAGCAATTACTGTGTTAGTAGAATCACTTGTGCTGGCGACTGTGCTGGTGGTTGTATTCTCTGTAACGATTGGATCATTAGTTGAAGTTGTTTCTTCTGCATAAGCTGCTGTAGTCACGAACAACATAATGAAAGCAGCAAACAATTTTTTCATCATAGTGTTTGCCTTGGGTTGGTGTTTGTTTTATATTTATACATTTAGTGATTGACAAACAGAATCCAATGATATATAATACCCTTCTAAATGTAAAAGGAGTAACCATACATGGCCGTTCAAGTCAAGCAAGGCAATTCAAAAGCACACACTCGCACTTCTATTGGCAAGTCAAATAACTCACGACCCAAGAACAAGTCTAAGCGTCGTCAATGGAAAGCATATAACAAGCAAGGAAAATAATTACTATGCCGTCTATTATGGATAAACTCAAAAAGAATTCAAAGTTGGATTCTGAGATTATTACCAAGTCAAAATACTATGGTAAGAAAGAAATGGCATCTACTGATGTGCCTATGATGAACGTAGCACTGTCAGGGTCTATTGATGGTGGTCTGTCACCCGGTGTTACTATTCTTGCTGGACCATCTAAACACTTTAAGACCAGTTTCTCTCTCAAGATTGCTTCTGCCTATATGCAGAAATATCCTGATGCAGTAATGCTGTTCTATGATTCTGAGTTTGGTTCACCACAGTCATACTTTGATATGTTTGATATTGATATGGAACGTGTGTTGCACTGTCCTATTACTAACATTGAAGAGTTGAAGTTT